AAGAAACTTCTGTTCTAGGTTTACCATGTCTCTACATGACTGATAAATTTCTTTCTTAAACTCATCAGTCCATATATCTATATTCTCCTGTATAAACTCCCTGAAGAGTTTGGTCATGGCCTCAACATGTAGAGATTCATCTTTGATACTATAACTTACAATCTGTCCCATCCCTTTCATCTTACCAAAGCGCGGGAAGTTAAGCAGAATTACAAAGCTTGAGAACAACTGTAAGCCCTCTGTAAAGGCACTATATACTGCAAGGTTCTTAGCAATAGACTTTTTGTCTGTCTTGGAAATCTTCAGGTCATTAATATACTCATGCTTAGATGCCATCTCCTCATACTCTGCAAAAGCTTTATACTCTGTCTCTGGTAGCCCTACTGTATCCAACAAAAGGCTATAAGCATGTTGATGTATAGACTCCATATTGGCAAATGAACCCATCATCATCCGGGCTTCAGGTTTTTTAAAGATTCTCATGTACCTATCTACGTAACCTTTACCTACATCAACGTCTGATTGGGTAAAAAGCCTGAAGATTTGCACAAGTAAATTCTTCTCATTGGTTGTCATATCCTGCCAATCTTTTACATCGTTATGCAGGGGTACGTCCTCAGGGAACCAGTGCATCTGATTCTGTTGGAAGTAATAATCAAACATCCAAGGGTGATCAAAAGGTTTGTAGTAATCTCGCGTTGATAGTAAGCTCATTTTTTATCCTTATCTTTTATACGTTTCTGGCAGTAAGGGCAATGCCACCCTTTATGGTATACCTTCTTATGGGGATCGTCCTCCTCATAACCTAGTAACTCTATCATTTTAAATCCACAACTACAGTACCTATATGACTTCATATTTATACAAAGATTTAATCATTCCTGTTGGAATAATAATAGGCGTGTTTACTATTGACTTATCTTTATCATAGTAATCTGTGCATAATATAACACACTCACTATTATTTTCTATTAACCATCCTATTGTGGTTCTCGGTATAGGCTTGAGTTTCTTTGCTCTTGACACTTCAACGTCCTGAAAGTCAGTCCAAGCATCATGCCATTTAACCTCTACAAGTGTTTTAACCTTCACAGCTTAGACACTCCCCATCAGAAAGGTTGATGCGGGGAATCTTAATATTTACATTCTCAGCAGATCTTGCCGCGTCTGACCTGAGATAGTACATAGATTTAAGATTTTTAGCACCCGCCCAATGTACGTCATTAATATACTGAAGATATTCATTATGAATCTCTTGAGGCTCTGTGGCCTTAGGAGGAATAAAGAATAAGTTAACACTCTGACTTTGACAGATATAGTCTTGCCTCTGATGGGCATGTTCTACGACCCATATCTGATTTATCTCATTGGCTGTTTTAAATACTTCTTTAATGGTATCGGGTAAATCTAGGTGCTGAACTGAACCATCGTGTTCTGCTATGCTTTTCCATATTTTTTTCCGCTTAACAGGGTCGGGGTACATCTCAAACAAAGCATCATCTAGATATTTATTTTGAACTTTAAAGCTTCCAGAGAGAGTCTTATGAGTAAAGATATTAGCTCTTACTGGCTCAATAGAAGGGCTGGTTCCCCCACAGATAATAGAACTAGAAGCGTTAGGGGCCACAGCCATTAGATGTGCATTCCTTCTACCACTTCCTAGCATATCAGGAGCTTCTCCTCTCTCTTCAGCTAGTATACGTGAAGCAGCAGAGGCTCGATCTTTAATAAGAGAAAAAGCTTTATGGTTAAATGAGGCAGCGTACATACCCTCAAAGGGTATTCCTTTAGACTGTAGATAGCTATGAAATCCCATAGCTCCTAGACCTAGAGATCTTTCACGGTAGGCTGAATAGGCAGCTTTTGAATAACCAATCTTTTCAGAGTCGCAGCAAGCTTGGAAATCTTTAAAGTTTAAAGGTTTGTTTATCATATACTCATTCTGTACAGGCCACTCCCCTACAACATAACCTACAAAATGTTGTATTACATTATCTAGCATTGTAATCAGATCAGGTATAAATGTATCTAATGTAGACCAGTTATCAAAGTGTTCTAGGTTAACACTAGACAAACAGCATACGGCAGTGCGCTCTTCATTTGTAGCCAATGTAATTTCAGAACATAAATTACTCTGCTTGATACTAAGACCTAAGGCTTTCTGCTCCTCAGGTAAGCTCTCATTACATATATCTATGTTAACTATATAAGGTTCACCTGTCTCAGACCTAGTAGATATAAGCTGCCACCAAAGATCTCTAGCAGAGACAGTCTTAATAGCAGTATTAGTTTTGGGGTCTATAAGTCTCCAGTCATCATCACGTTTTACGGCATCCAAGAAAGTGTTGGTGATATTAACGCCATTATGTAAGTTTAAACATTTCCTGTTTATATCACCGCCTGTTGTCTTACGCATAGCTATGAACTCTTCAATCTCTGGATGAGAAATATCCATATAGGCAGCATAGCTTCCTCTGCGGGTAACACCCTGATTGAAAGCTAACATCTGACTATCAACTACGTGCATGAAGGGAATAGAACCAGTAGATTTACTGCTGTTAGAAGTATCCACACCATTGCTGCGAACATCACCCCAATATCCACCGATGCCTCCACCTCCACTTGCAAGCCATATGTTTTCATCATAATGATTAGATAGGCCATGACGGGAATCAGGAACATAATTAAGAAAGCAACTGATAGGAAGGCCACGGCTTGTACCCCCGTTGCTAAGGATAGGAGTGCTAAACATAAACCAGAGTAGGCTACTATATTCATAAAGCCGTTGTGCCAAAGCATAGTCAGTAATTTCATTATAAGTTGCTCCAAATATAGCTGCTCTTGCGAAAGCCTCTTGAGCATATTCTTCATCGGCCCAGAGGTATCTGTCTTTAAGGGTAGCGGTTGCAAAATCTCCGAGTAATTCTTCGCGAGAATAATCTATCTTTATTCCCTTGTAATTTTGTACACCAATTTTAGTTGTCATTTTAATGATCCTTCAAATGAGCTAGGTAAGGTTCCTCTTTTACTTTACATCCTGTTTTTTCTATATAGTTTATAAGTCTATCTTCGTACCATCGCGCTTTATATAAATCCTCTATTCCATTCTTGTAACGGAAACGCCATCTATATTTTAGGCTGTTGCCTCGCAAGTAACCTATAAACTCTTCGGCAGTGAGCATACTTTCTATTGCTGCAATACATTCAACGCCACCTTTGTTGTAGTGTGTAGGGTTGTTCACGTTATCATTCATTCTTGCTCCTTATCTATACTATAATATTCTTTTTTAAACTGTTCGCTTTCACGGTATTTCATATCTACCCAATCATCTGGAATACTTTCTTCACTATACCACTTAAAACCATTTGCTCCAGCCCATTCCCCATGACTTCGTTTCGTTCCGTCCTTACGTCTCTTGGCCTGAGGCATTGGAGCACTAGGATTAGCAAAAAGAAATACTAATTCCACGTTAGGAGGAAGCATTTTCTTTATCCAAATGTATTTATTATATTCTGCGTAATCCCAAAAGCGACCTTTAGCTTCTATAAGATAAGTCTTACGTCCTACCTTCTTACTAAAGTCCGGGTGATAAACGTGATTAACTACATAGGGAATCTTTCTGTCATGATGTTTCCATTTTTTAAGAAGACCATTATGTAAATTGTACTCCCATATGGAATCATAACTAGTAGGAACATCCTTTTCTACAGGACGCTTTACCCGGGTTTTTCTATAGCCTTTCCTAATCTTTGCTTTTGTCAATGGACTGTACACCCCAACCTAAAAACCAGCTCATGGTCAGCAAGATCACAAATTCTTTCAAGGACAGAATCAGGAACCTCAGAAATGTCAGCGTTTTTAAACAACAAAAATTCACTAGTAGCTACAATCAAATGTGCTAGATCTAAACTATCTAAATTTTCTATCATTTATATGATCCACCCCAGATGTTTTAACTTGTTTGATAAACCACCTATAGGTATTAGGCATTAGACGTACCTGTCCTTCAGTCATGATATGGGTTTGCTTAGGCATAAGATCCATAAAGTTATCTCTGGTTATCTTCTCTGCTTCTTCTGAGGAGACTAGAGTTTTAAGCCAGCCAAATGCTAAGTCTTTAGCAAGTCTCCTCGCTAATTTACTTTTTCTACCATTCATAATATCTCTTCCACATTAGGTTCTTTAACTACCTTTGTGAAGTAGGTAATGCCCTTGGCGTATCTAAATGCTCTAAGTCCTTCGCCATCATTAGCATCAGCATGGCATACGAACTTATGTGGGCAGTAAGAACAACCACGATTAAGTTTCATATTTCCTTTTGCTCCTTCAGCTAGATCAGTGTAACACTTTGAAGGAGGTTTATCAGCCTTTAAAATTTTCTTGAGAAATACTATACGTTTCTTAGTATCTATTTTACTAAGTTCATCAGGCTCATAAAAAGCAAGCTCTCCTGTCTCTTTGTTAATTGCTAGGAAGCCACCATGTTTACTATCTTCTGCCTGTTCATAGCCAGAGATTTGTGCAATGTAACCAAAGGGATCATCCTCAGGCAGTGTACCATATTTAAATTTCTTGAAAGCATAAGAGGATGCAGTCTTCACATCTACAACTTCACCATCTATTTTACAATCGATGTGACCTTTAACTCCCCCAACTTCTACTTCTTTCTGCTCATCTGTAACATCATGTCCTGAAAGCCTAGCTAACAAGAGGATTACCTCTTCGAGAATATGACCATAAAAAAACTTAATCATCGTGCTGGAGCTAACAGAAAAAGTATTCTCTGCTCTACTGTCATACCATAACTGCCGGGATGGTTTGCCTACATTAGACATTCTTAATGAGAAGGTTGAGTCCCTAGCCGTAGGATTAGCCCAATTACGTAATACGTTTTTCATGTCTTCGCCAAACTTATTTATTTTTTCTTCAGACAGATCTAAAGGCTGTCCATCACAGAGAGGTTTTAAATTTTCATATATATCTTCTACTACATTCTGGGGTGATTTCATTTTCTGTGCCTCACAAAACGACACTTACGTGTCTCTGAGTTATAGTGTAAATACTGTACACCAAGTTTTTTTTGTAATTCTGTTTTTGAAGATAACCTGCCATCTTTATAAGACTTAACATCTATCAGCGTTACCTTTCCTTCAGGAGAGAGAGCAACGATATCAACCGGGCCTGTGCAACCACAGTTTTTGAAGACATGATATCCATTATCCCATAGCCATGTAATAGCATAATGCTCTGCTAGATCACCTATTCTATTTGGTTCATGTTTAAGGTGTTTCATCTGCTGTCCTTTTATCTTTATGATTTTTATAGCTATCACTATCTTCAGGTTTATTTTTTTTGTATAA